TAGACTTTACAGAGACTTATCAAGCGCCCGGCGATCCATAAATACCCAATGGATCTGAAACGCCGAACGAATAGCGTTCTCTTGCTTTGTACCTGACATTCCCTGTGTCAAAGTCCCCGTCCATTGACGTAGACATAGCCACGCGATTGAAGTGCTTCATGCCATTGGGAATGTCAGTGGTCAGGAACCATGCGTCAGTGTCAGTCAGGTAGTGGTTGACACGGTAACCTTCGGGAATCGACCCATTGGTACGCAGGGCGTTGATGTCGTTGTCAGACGTACCAACACGAAGATCGGTCTGCAACAGACGGGTTGCCACAAACATCAACGAAGGCGGAACGATCAGCTTGCGCGGACGGCCAGCAATCAACAGGCCACGTTCATCTTTGAACGCAGCGATGTCGATGACTGCCTGTTCAAGGGCTGTCTCGTTCAGGTCAACGTCAGTGGTGGGGCGGTTGTTGTTCGTTGCACCAGACACAGTGGGGTGTGCGGTGTTGAACAGGGTCACGTTATCTCCGGAGTTGAAGGTCGTGAAGCCGTTGTTCAGCAACGAAGCTGCCTTGACTTGCTTGGTGTAAGCCATGCCACGGGCAAGAGCCTTGGTATAGCGTGCAGACAGCGAGTCATAGAGGTTGTCTTCCATCGCTTCTTCAGTGATGGCGAAACCCATAGCCACGGTTTCGTGGGTATAACGTGCAGTGAACGATTCCTGCGCGTTATCATAGCTGATTGCAGAACCTTCGTTCTTGACTGGTGCTGCGCCAAAACCCGAAAGCTTGACTTCTTCTTCGAAGGAGCGGTCAGAGCTTTCTACATCGTAGATTTCGGCGTGTTCGTTCTCATACTTCTTGTATTCCAGACCAAACAGAGCGTTCAGACCGGGCAGAAGTTCTTTGAGAGCCTGTGCGCGTGAAATTGCCATTGATCAGCCCTCCTATCAGACGCCGAGCGGGTTGTAATAAGAGTGAACGCCAAGGTTAAACTTGACGATAAACTCAGGGTAAGCGTCAGCTTCAGTGCCACGCACCACATCGACAATACGCAAAGCGAGAGTCGTGGTTGCAGCAAGGGAGCCGCCGTTGGTGCCAACTGTAAGGACGAAGCTGGATACACCAGTTGCGGTGCTGCCGCCCGAACCAAAGCCAATGGCAGCGTTCTTGCCGATAGCACCCGGCCAACCAGAGCCGTTGGTGCCAGAGTTGAACGTACCCAAGGCTGCGGAACCCTTGATCTGGAACAGTGCATCCGGATCATCCATGACCTGAATAAACACTTCAGTACCAGAGGCTGCGTTGGTCACAGTGTTTGCGGGCAGATAGTTCTGCCAGATCGGCTGCAAGGTCGATCCGTTCACATAACGAGCGCCAACCAGAACACCAACGATGCCAGCGGTAGCGTTTGCTGACGTTGCAGGGATCTGGATGGCGACAGGCGAGGTGGTCACAACAGCCGAAGGTTGACCAGCCGAAGACAGGACAACCAAGTCACCATTAAAGATTGCTGCGGAGTTGTTCGTAGCAACCTTGTATTCGCGGATTACACCGCCATTATAGGATTGACCGCCAATCAAGTTTAGCGGCTTAAATCCATAACCAGTAGCAGTAGTAGCCATGATCTGCTCCTTAGTTTAGGGTTTCATTTCAGGCAATCACTTGCCAAAGTTTGTGGTCTTTGATGACCGTTCTGGGCGCAGAAGCGGCATCCGTGGATCTGCTTCTTTGAGGTAACTATTGTCTACGGCATCCATCTGCTGTTGCGAGATTTTTGACTGACCTTCGATACGCTCATCAGCAAATTCAGTTGGGATGCTGCATAGGAGCAATCCGCCAACTTCCACATTTTCCTTGAAGCGCGAATTATGATCAGACATGACCATAAGTTCGGGGAAGTCCTTTGCGATCACAGGCGTATAGCCCTCTCGAAAACGACTCGAAACATTCTTATTGTCTTCCTGACCCAAGGTGGATGTGCGTACCCAGCGGAACTTTAGTCCATCGCGGGGTTCGGGGGTAGGAAGCAAAGATTGTCTCTGCCAGCCCTTGCGGCGTTCAGCACTCTCACGGGTAGTTTCTGTGCGTGGGGTACGTTCAGCCATTGGACGAGTCCTTCAAAAGTTGCGCCGCATATACTTCAGGCTTTAGACCCAGACGCTTGGCGAGTGCGACCTGAGACGAGGTCAGGGTTATCTTGCGTGGATTTCCGGTCGTCTGCCGACCACCGGGGGCAACCACGTTCCCAACTTGCCTGCGCGGAGTCCTGTCCTCATTTCTTGCGCTTGCAAATTTTTCCGGAAAGACCCTACGAATAGAGTCATCAATGCGATTGTAGTACTCATTTGAGTCTGGAGCAATACCTTCGCGTATTGTGTCTTCGTGGACACGCATTGCGTATGCTGTCATGTCACGATCTTGGCCAAACCACTGATTGTTTGCGCTCCAATCAACGGCCTTGTTTGATGCCTTTGGTTGCTGCTGTGTGGTCTGTGGGACAGGGCTTGGAGTTACAATTGCCTTCTGTGGCTTGATGCCATTTAGGCGGTATTCCTCATTCTTGAGGTCCGTCATCTTCATCTGAGCTTCAGCGATAGCATCAGCATCACCAATCTCGTAGGCACTGGTGTACTGAGTCTTTGCCTTCTGTAGCTCAAGAGCGAGACGCTGCTTTGCTTGATTGATTAGGATGCCCTCACCCTCTTCAATCGTGCGGCGAAGCATGAGGTTGTCTTCATGCAGCTTATGGGCTGCGCGAATGGCCTCATCAGACAGGCGCTTTGCCTCTTCCTTTGATCGGCGTTCCTCATGGAAGTCATAGCGAAG